CAAAGCCAACTGCATCAGAGAATGTATTACCTAAACCTGCACTAACACAGGCTATAACTAACTTGTCTGTATAATTTAAATATTTATTAAGATAGTACTCAACATTAAGATAAGAAAAATACATACCGATAATTAATATAAAATTATCCATAAAGCCGAATATTATAAAGTCCATAGTTTTTACCTCCTTAAATACTTAAGGCACTATTACCTTGAAGTTGATATAATAGTACTATAGGTTTACTAATAAGTCTACTATTAGAACCCCACCTACCCCCTATCCCCCAAATATATAGCGATACATACATGTCTGTATATACACAATAATATACTCAAATCACTACACCATTTTCAAAAGACACCCCCTAACTTTACAAATAGGCAAATCAAAAAAATTTTCTGCAAAATTTTCAAAAACCAAGGTATACTGGTTGAAGCCATAAAGCATGGGAAAAAAGCTTACCTAGATGTCAACACAGGAGGCAACATGTATTTGATTGCAAAGATAATGGCAGCCCACCCACACCGTAGAATTAACGGACAGTATAGAAGGTTATACTATCGTGGAGTGATGCCACATAAATTATAGACAAAAAAACCCCCAACACTAGGTTAGGGGAAAAGAAAGTAATGACAATAACTCGAGGCGTTGAGTTTATTAGGAGTCATTACATAGGGGTTAATCTATAATCTCCAATTCGTACATCTCTACTATACAAGACTTTAGTATTAAGTCCAGCCCACCCCAGCCGCCATCAGAAGTGTAGGTGTTGCAAAGTTTCACGCACTCTCTATCTTGATGCAGTAGGTAGCCAATACTGTAGGCTAGTATATGTCTTTCTTTGGTTATTTCTTCTACACTTTGCCAAGAAGCATTACCTGTGTGGTCTTTCCAGACTACGATAAATAAAGGATAGTTTGGCTTTTTATTCGTTTTCATCTTCTACGACAACCAGATGAGGTTTAGACTCAGGCTTGTCTACAGAAAGTTCGCCTTCTAACATTAGCTGCTTTATCATTCTCAAGTTTTTAAGTATGTCGTTAGGGTGTACTTCAATTTGAGTTAAACCATTTAAGTCTGTGTAGATAATCTGTGCTTCTGGTTCAGCTAAAAGTTTTTTGTTGTATAAGCTGTAGTATGCGTTTTCAAATTTCTTTTTGACAGGTCTTGACAATCCCAAATAGTAGTATATAAATTGGTCTTGTTCTTCTTGGGTTTCTACATCAAATAAATCTAGATGTAAAACTCCCTCTTTGTTTAAATCCATTCTCATAATAAATCCTCATAGTATTTTGTTGTCAACACTTATATTATATATTATACTGTCAATAAGTAAAGTAAGCTGCAAATAATATACATAGGTGTAAACAGCGACACATGGACAACCAAACAGTAGTAGTTCCACATATAGAGGACGATGTTCCTATTCCTAAGAATGCTAAAGAAGCATTACCAAACATGTCTACTCAAGAAGAACTTGAGGCTCGTACGAATACGATAAAGATGCTCGCAGATATACAAGATGAGAATATAGAGCCCTCTAAAGAAAACATGGAAGAAGCTGAGATTCTTGCTGAAGAAATGATGGCAAATCCTGAGCTCAAACCAGACTTTGGTAGTTATCCGAATGAAACGATAGCCTTTCTTGCAGGTATGGTGGCACAAACTAGCCATATGGTAGCCAAAGACCTAGCAGATATAAAACTTACTGTGTTAAATGGCCTACTACAAGAGGCAACTATGGCAAAATCATCACGAGAACGTATCGCTGCACTTAAAGCAGTGGGTGAAATAGACGGAGTTGACGCATTTAAGAGGAAAACTGAAGTAACTCACATAACCAAATCAGGTGATGAGTTAGAAAAAGAACTTAAAAAGACGATTGATGAGCTCAAAGGTAAGATTATACACACTAGAGAAGTCGTTGAAGTAGAAGATATTGAGGTAGATGATGATTAGCCCTAAAGATTTAGAGTTATTAGAGCAAGCACTCCCTCAGATGAGTGAAACAGAGAGACAACGCAACTTAAAATTACTATTAGACTACAAAAAAGAGCTTGTTAAGCAAGCTGGTGGTAAAACTTTCTTAGAATTTATTAAACACGTCTATCCAGACTACAAAGTAGGAGCACATCATGCAAAATTGGCGAAATTATTTGAAGAAATCGCAGAAGGGAAAAGAAAAAGAGTCATTGTTAACATTGCACCCCGACATGGAAAAAGTGAACTCATATCTTACCTCGCTCCTGCGTGGTTCTTGGGAAAACACCCAGCTAAGAAAGTCATCATGGCTTCGCACACTGCAGATTTGGCTGTCAACTTTGGCCGTCGTGTTCGAAATTTGGTTGGTTCGGACTCGTACAAAGATATATTCCCAGATGTCTCGCTCCAAGCAGACTCTAAGTCAGCGTCCCGTTGGGGTACAAACTTTAATGGCGAGTATTTTGCTATTGGTGTTGGTGGTGCCTTGGCTGGTCGTGGTGCCGACTTATTCATTATTGACGACCCTCACTCGGAGCAAGACGCTAAGTTAGGAAAACCTGATGTTTTTCTACCCGCATGGGAATGGTTCCAATCAGGACCACTACAACGTTTAATGCCAGGTGGTGCTATCATTGTGGTGATGACTCGTTGGTCTAAATTAGACTTAACAGGGCAGATTGTTAATCAAATGATAAAGAATGATGAAGTAGACAACTGGGAAGTAGTAGAGTTTCCAGCTATCTTAGAAGAAGATGGAGAAGAAGTACCATTGTGGCCTGAGTTCTGGCCATTAAAAGAATTACAGTCTAGACGTGCGGCATTAGACATAAGGTATTGGAACGCACAGTATTTACAAAACCCCACATCAGAAGAAGGGGCACTTATTAAGAGAGAATGGTGGAATATATGGGAGAAAGAGGACCCACCTAGCTGTGAATTTATTATAATGACGCTTGATGCTGCTCAAGAAGCCAACAACCGTGCTGACTACAACGCCCTGACTACATGGGGTGTATTTATGAATGAAGAAAACAATAATTATAATATAATTTTACTAGATGCAATTAAAAGAAGACTAGAGTTTCCAGAACTCAAAGAGTTATGTCTTGAAGAGTATAAAGCATGGGAACCAGACTCATTTGTAGTGGAGAAAAAATCAAACGGAGCTGCACTTTACCAAGAGTTTAGACGTATGGGTATTCCTGTGGGAGAGTTTACACCAGGCAAAGGACAGGATAAAATTAGCAGAGTAAATGCAGTATCTGATTTATTTAGTGCAGGCATAGTATGGGCACCAGATAGAAGATGGGCACACGAAGTGATTGAAGAATGTAATGATTTCCCATCAGGTGCAAATGACGACTTAGTGGATGCGACAACCCTCGCACTAATGCGGTTCAGACAAGGTGGATTTATTAGGTTGCCAAGTGACGAAGAAGATGATATACCAAGTTTTAAAAGGTATAATCAAAAACGTCTATATGTTATTTAACAACGGAGATAATTATGTTATACCAATTTATTAGAGAGAAAATTAAATGGTTAAAGAAAACACACAATCAATACAATTTAATAATAAATATTGTGTTGGTTATACTAGTACTCATCTGTATCTTATAGGAAAAAATCATGGCACAAGACAATAATGTTGATAAGGGTTTATACGAAGCTCCTAAAGGTATGGAAGAATTGGCTCAGAACGAGCCTGAACTAGAGATAGAAATAGTAGACCCTGATGAAGTTAACATTAGTGTTGATGGTATGGAAATTAATATTGACCCCGACCGTATGGAGGATGATGAATTTAATCTTAACCTTGCGGAAGAAATGGAAGATGATTTACTTGGGGAATTAGCAGATGATTTAATAGAGGATTACACAGGTGATGTAAACTCAAGAAAAGATTGGTTAGATACTTATGTTGATGGCTTAGACCTTTTAGGTTTAAAACTAGAAGACAGAAGTGAACCGTGGGAAGGAGCATGTAATGTCTACCACCCACTACTAACAGAAACTCTTGTCAAGTTCCAAGCAGAAACTATGACAGAAACATTCCCAGCTTCAGGTCCAGTAAAGACACAAATCATTGGTAAAGAAACTGACGAATGTAAAGATGCAGCGGCTCGTGTACAAGAGAACATGAATTATCAGTTGACTGAAAAGATGACTGAGTATAGACCCGAACACGAAAGAATGTTATGGGGTTTAGGTCTTGCAGGTAACGCATTTAAGAAAGTTTATTACGACCCTAACTTAGAACGCCAAGTGTCTATGTATATTCCTGCAGAAGATATAGTTGTGCCTTACGGTGCATCTGATTTAGAAAGTGCAGAAAGAGTTACTCATGTAATGCGTAAGACACAAAATGAGTTACGTAAATTACAAGTAGCAGGATTTTATAAAGATGTAGACTTAGGTGAACCAACTTATGACTTAGATGATGTAGAGAAAAAGATAGCCGAGAAGATGGGCTTTAGTGCTACAACTGACAGTCGTTGGAAAATATTAGAGATGCATGTTGACCTTGATTTAGAAGGTTATGAAGATGAGCAAGATGGAGAGAAAACAGGTATAGCATTACCTTATGTAGTAACTATAGAAAAGTCTACAAATACAGTTTTATCTATTAGACGTAACTGGAGTCAAGACGATAAGACCAGACAAAAACGTCAGCACTTTGTGCATTATGGTTATGTTCCTGGTTTTGGTTTTTACCACTTTGGTTTAATACATCTGATAGGTGCGTTTGCTAAATCAGGTACTATGATATTAAGACAACTTGTAGATGCAGGTACACTATCTAATCTACCAGGTGGGTTTAAGTCTAGAGGCTTACGTATCAAAGGTGATGAAACACCAATATCCCCTGCTGAGTTTAGAGATGTAGATGTACCATCAGGTAGTATTAGAGATAATATATTACCACTCCCTTATAAAGAACCAAGTCAAGTTCTTAATCAACTAATGAATCAAATTATTGATGAGGGTAGAAGATTTGCTAGTGCGGCTGATTTAAAAGTCTCTGACATGTCAGCTAATGCTCCTGTAGGAACAACACTTGCTATCTTAGAAAGAACACTAAAAGTTATGTCTGCAGTTCAAGCTCGTATTCATTATTCAATGCGACAAGAGTTAAGATTACTAAAAGGTATTATAAAAGACTTTACTCCAGAGGATTATGCTTACACTCCTGAGACAGGTTCAAGAGAAGCTAAACAAAGTGATTATGATAAGGTAGAAGTTATACCTGTCAGTGACCCTAACGCTGCAACTATGTCACAAAAAGTAGTTCAGTACCAAGCGGTTATGCAGTTAGCACAACAGAACCCAGATATCTACGATATGATAGAGCTTAATCGTCAGATGTTGGATGTACTTGGTGTTAAGAATGCAGAAAAACTAATACCACAGAAAGATAATATGAAACCTATGAATCCTGTTACTGAAAACATGAATATTATGAACAGTAAACCTGTGAAAGCATTTATTTATCAAGATTCAGAAGCTCATATCAAAACTCATATGTCATTTATAAAAGACCCTATTGTTGGTCAAATGATAGGACAGAGTCCAAACGCTACAAAAATTTATTCTGCTATGGAAGCACATATCGCAGAACATATTGCGTTTGCATATAGACAGAAACTTGAAGAAGAACTCGGAGCTCCACTACCTCCACCAGAAGAAGCTTTACCAGAGGATGTGGAAGTTGAATTATCTAGACTTGTTGCTAAAGCAAGCGAGCAGTTATTACAGAAAAATATGACTGAAGCTCAACAGAAAGAACAACAGCAACAACAGCAAGACCCATTGATACAAATGCAACAACAAGAGCTACAAATTAAACAAATGGAAGCTCAAGCAAAAGCTAAGAAAATGACAGATGACTCTGCTATAGATGCAGCAAGACTTCAGTTAGAGAAAGCA